TTTCTACCGTGGCAGGAGCATTATTAAAGTAATGAGCAGGTCCTTCATGATTTGCTAAACCAAATGTTAATTTGGGATTTGTCTCAACACGAAGTTGATCAACATTTCTATCAACCCATTTTTCTCTAGCAGCCATTCCGGAATTGAATCCCAATTCACCTTCAGTATTGTAGCCAGCGTCTAAAGCTGGTCCAACTTTTTGTTCATCCCACATTTTGACATTTGACATTTTAGAACCAGGCATTACTCTTGATTGGTAAAAATCACTTTGATTGGGGGTTCCATGAGCATATCTCATATTTTTTTGAGGAGCAAATAATGGTGCTTGTTCTTGTTTTCTAATTTGCTGACTACCTACACCACTCATATTATCTAAAACCTGTTCGGCAATATTAGCATCTTGTGTACTTCCTCGAATTTTACCTCCGAAAAACGGTGCCATATTATTATGTTTAAAATTAGTTTTACTTACTGTATTTCCAGTTAAACTTTTAAAATCATTTGTTTTTGAAACATTTCCAAATTGATCTGGTCCATTCCTGAACTCTTGATACACAGATGGTTTGAAAAATCTATCTATAACTGTATTGGAATCTCTGTATTTATTTGGATTAGTATTTTTAACACCCTTTAATGTTGGATAATTAACAGGTGGTTCATTATAATTTGGTAATGAATTCACAGGTTTTCCCATATTTTCATAACCTTCCTTTTTTTTTTCTTGATTAGATGCGACATATAATCCTCCTAATGCTATAAGTGGTACGGCTAATTCCATTATATATATGTTATATATTTTTTATAAAAAATGATATATAACATATTTTATTTATTTATTTATTTTTCCACAAGTTTGTGTTTTTACACAATTATTCACATTTATATTGTTACCAAATCCTCTAAAAGCTGTAGCAGATAATACATTTCCATCGTTCTTAGGAACACATGGTGCCGTAGCAACAAAATAATCCTTCTCCAATAGTCTTGTATTTAAATTATTTTGAAATGGTTTACAAGTGTTTTCTTGAGGATTCAAAGGCAATATAGCCCAATTCACTTGTTCTAAATCTCTATACCACCAGGCAGGATCCGTAACTCGGGATTGATCGGTAAAGGAAGCACATGTGGGATAGGAGATTGGTTTGGACTTAACAGCTCCTTTTTTATAATTATTTTCCTCACAATCTTTTGTAAGTGTTCTTGTTAAACCCAATAAATCACTTTCAAGGTTAATGGTATTTGTTCGTAAGTTACCTTCCCATTCTTGTATTCTCATATAAGGATCTTCCATATAACAAGGTTTGTCACCCCATCCTGGTTGATTTATCATATAACGACCAGGTCCAGTCATTTCTTGTAATTGTTTTTTTACTCTACAAGGGTCATCATGAAATCTAGTAAACGACATTCTATATAGTATATAATTTTATTTTTTTTATGTTTATTTTTTAATAAATCACTTAAATATTATATTATTTTTAATACAATGAGTAGATATCCCTATGTTTTATTATTTCGACATAACACATATTCCAAAATAGACACTTTTATAGAAGATAATAAAGATTCATTAATGTGTTCTATCCATATTATAAATGACATTAGTCATTTAAATAAATTATATAATCCCAATTATCATTTATTAGTTACATATGGTAATACATATGATGAATATAATTACATCGCAAAACAAATACCAGACAGATTTTCTAGTCGGTGGTTTCATAAATCAGATATATCGAATATCGATGAATTCAATTATAATGTAAATTACTGTTATATATCATATGTCATTGATAATAGAGTAAACACCAGACCAATATTCTCTATATTTACTACATGCTTTAAAAGTTATGATTATATTAAAACAGCATATGAATCTATAAAAAAACAATCATTAATAGATTGGGAGTGGGTCATAATGGATGATACACCAGAAGATGCGCATTTTGTATTTCTTAAAGAAAAATTAGCTCAAGATAATCGTGTAAGATTATATAAAAGAGATAAAAATAGTGGAAATATAGGAAATGTTAAAAATGAAGCTATATCATTGTGTCGTGGTAAATATATATTAGAAATGGATCATGATGATGAAATATTAGAAAATTGTTTATTAGACTCTTATAATATTTTTGAATCAGACCCAGAAATAGGCTTTGTATATGCTGATACAATTGGACTGTATCGCAATGGATCGAATTATCATTATGGAGATTTTATTTGTAAAGGATATGGTGGATACTATTGTGAAAAAATTAATGATAAATGGATTAATGTTTATGTAACTCCAAATATTAATAATATTACATTGAGTCATCTTGTTTGTTTACCTAATCATCCTCGTATTTGGAAAAGATCCATTTTAATGGAACTAGAGAGTTATTCTGAATTTTTGCCTATTTGCGATGATTATGAGATTCTTCTGAAAACATGTTGTAGCAAATATAAAGTTGTTAAAAATAATAAAGCACAATATATTCAATATGCTAATGATGATGGTAATAATTTTTCAACTATTCGAAATTCAGAAATTAATCGTATTGGTCCTCAGTATATTGGTCCTATGTTTTACGAAAAGTATAGGGTTCATGATAAAATGAAGAAATTAGATGCATATGAAGATGAAAAATATCTTGAGAACCTTTCACCTATTTGGAAACGAGAACAAGATTATCAACATAAAAAAATGAACTCTACAATTAATTTAGATTATGATAAATGTGTGTGTATTATTAACAATGGAATTAATAATATTGAAATTAATAATTTATACAAAACTCCAAGATGTGATATTATTTGGTTATGTAACAACCAGTTTAACTTAGATTTTCAAAAGAAAATTGTTGACAGTAAAAAATATGATAATATGAAAATTTACAATTATAACGATTGTTCTGAGGAAGAATTAATTAAATGGTTCAATATGCTATATTTACATGACAATTGCCAATCACTAATCATAACAGACAATAAAGAAATTAATGCACAAATTTCAGATATACATTCTCAATTAAAATTAAACAATGGAAGCTTTCTTGATGAGTTACCTGAACAAAAACTTACACTTCAGTATTTTACAGGTAACGAACAAGTTTTAGAAATTGGAGGAAATATAGGCAGAAATTCGTTAATAATAGGACATATTCTTAAGGATAATACTAATTTTGTTACAATGGAAAGTGATGAAGAGAATGCTCTTATGTTAAATAATAATCGTAATTTAAATAATATGAAATTTCACATTGAAAGCGCTGCTTTGTCAAGTCGTAAATTAATTCAACAAGGTTGGGTTACAGAACCTAGTGATATTTTAAAAGAAGGATACCAATGGGTTAATACTATAACCTGGAAAGAATTGAATAATAAATATAATATAAATTTTGATACATTAATTCTTGACTGTGAAGGAGCATTCTATTATATTTTAAAAGATACACCGGAAATTTTAAATAATATTAAATTAATTATTATGGAAAACGATTATAGAATTGATTCACAAAAAGAATATGTAGATACCATACTTAGAGAAAATAATTTTTATGTAGATTATTTAGAAATTGGTCCACTTGAATCAGAATGGTCATCATTCAAAGATAAATTCTTTGAAGTATGGAAAAAATCAATTAATCAATAAAAATAATTATAATATAAAAATAATATAATTATTTTACCTATAATGACGAAATCAACTATTTGTTTAAATATGATTGTCAAAAATGAATCACATATAATATTATCTACACTAAAAAATGTGCTAGAACATATTAATATTGATTATTGGGTCATATCTGATACAGGTTCTACTGATGATACTATTGATATTATTAATAATTTTTTTAAGGAGAGAGGTATATCTGGAGAAATGTTTTGTGACGAATGGAAAGATTTCGGTCATAATAGAACAAAAGCATTAGAACACGCATTTGGTAAATCAGATTACTTGTTCATATTTGATGCGGATGATTTGATTGAAGGAAATATGAATTTGCCTTTAATACTAGACAAAGATTGTTATAATATACAATTTGAAAATCCAGTATCATATCATCGTTCTATATTAATTTCTAATAAAATGAAATGGAAATATATTGGTGTTTTACATGAATCTATAGTTCCTATTGATACTAAAAAATCAGAAGAACAGTTGGAAGGTAATTATTATATTCTATCAAGACGATTAGGTAATAGAAGTAAAAATCCAAATAAATATCTAGATGATGCTGTAATATTAGAAAATGCTTATAATAGTGAAACTGATAGTGGTTTACAATCAAGATATGCTTTTTATTGTGCTCAAAGTTACAAAGACTGTGGTAAAAATGATATTTCTATTAAATGGTATACAAAAGCATTAACCTTATGTAATTGGAACCAAGAAAAATATTACTCCTGTTTAATGTTGGGAAATTTATATAGTGAAAAAAAAGATTATATCAATGCTATTAAATACTGGGGAGAATCATATAATTATGATAAAGAACGATTTGAATGTATTGTTAACATAATGGATTATTATTATCAGAATGGTCAACATTTTATGGTTTCATCATTATACAATAAATTTAAACAAAATGATGTTATTACACAAGGTAAATTATTTATTGATACTTCTAAATATGAAGTCTTTCATCATTATGCTTCTATTTCCGGTTCTTATTGTGATGAAGGTAAATCAGCTTATGAAGCATGTAAATATATTTTATTAAACTATAATCAACAAAATCAACATAATCAAAATACCATTTATAACATAAATATGTGTTATATACCGTATTTTAAAGAAGATAAAGAAGATATTCCTCTTATTGATTTTTTTATTAATTATCTAAATAAGGATTCAACGAAGTATATAGAAAATATATGGACAAATATTATAAATATTATTAACGATAAATATCCTGATAAATATGATATAATAAAAAATTTTATTAATAAAAAATCGATTGATAAGAATAAAAAATATTCTTTTTCTAATAGAATACTTGTTTATACAGGATGGATGACACATTTATGGAATGAATCTCATCTTGAAAATAAAGCATTAGGTGGTGCGGAAAAAGCTGTAGCTTATTTAATGCGTGAATTACCCAAAAATTATGAAATTATTGTAAGTGGTTATGTAGATGAAGGAACCGTTGATAATGTTACTTATATTCATGAAAATAAATTACAGGATTTATTAGACAATACTGAATTTCATACAATTATCGTGTCACGCTATGTTTGTTTTTTTGAAAAATTTCAAAATAGTAAATGTTACAATTTAATAGTATCAGCACATGATAGCACTGGCTTTATAAATACTAGTTTAGTTCCTATAAATGATATTTTACAAAATAATTATAATAATATTGATAATATTATTTCATTAACACCATGGCATACAACAAATATCATCCAATTTCATCCATTTTTAAATGATAAAATCATTTCTATTAATAATGGTATTCATATAGAAAATTTTCCAAAAAATAATAATAATAAAATTAAAAATAAATTTATATGGTCATCTTGTGCTTATAGAGGATTACATATTATACTTAATTTATGGAAAGGAATTCTTGATAAAATTCCAGATGCTACATTAGATATTTGTAGCTATGATACTTTTCCAAAAAATAATAATGAAATGGAAATGGAAATAATAATTAATAGTTTTGATAGTATAACACATCATGGTAAATTAAATTCAATAGAATTATATAATTTAATGGCAAAATCTGAATATTGGTTATATACCAATACATTTCCGGAAACTTCATGTATTACGGGAATGGAAATGTTAATGAGTGAAGTTATTTGTTTATATTATCCTCTAGCTGGATTAATTGATACTGTTGGTGAATATGGAATACCCGTAAAACAAGGTGAAGAAATAGAAACTATTTTAAATTTATCAACTGAAAAAAAGGCACTTATTAAAGAAACTGGAAAGAAATATGCTTTATCGTGTTCGTGGAAAAATAGAGCTGAAGAGTGGTCAACTATGTTAGGATTGAATAAAAAGAAATGGGCTTTTTATTGCTCTCCACATTTTGAAACAAAAATGATCCAACAATATATTGATAATTTAAATTATATTTATCCAGAATATTTTATAACATTAACAAGTGATACAGATATTATAATTAAATCTAATCCCAATAAAATAACATTTGTTTATGAAATATTTGATACTGATATAATTAAAAGTTTACCTAATACTCAATTTAGTTTTTTAAATACAGAACCATTAAATATTCCTGTTAGATTAGAACCTATAATTAATATTTTAAAATTATATCCGAATTTGGAATATTACGATTATAGTAAAAGTAATTTAAAAATATTAGAGGAAAATGA